ACGGCATACTACGGAAGAATTAAGGGAACTTATCTTTAAGTCACAAGAAATGTACCCTAAGATATGGCCTGGGATTAAATGGTCAGAACGTAAGATGCAGTGGACTGCGCCCTCTGGTGCGAGACTGTGGATGTCCTACCTAGATAGGGAAGATGACGTCCTGCGCTACCAAGGTCTAGCGTTTAGTTGGATAGGCTTTGACGAGTTAACACAATGGCCCTCACCATTTGCATGGAATTACATGCGCTCTCGTCTACGGTCCACTGCACCCGACTTACCAGTGTACATGAGGGCTACCACTAACCCTGGAGGTAGGGGTCATCACTGGGTAAAGAAAATGTTTATTGATCCTGCTGCTCATAACAAAGCATTTGACGCAACAGACATAGAGACAGGGGAAGTTTTAAAGTACCCTGCAGGTCACGAAAAAGCAGGAAGACCATTATTTAAACGTAAATTTATTCCTGCACGTTTATCTGATAACCCTTATTTGTCTAGACAAGGTGACTACGAAGCAATGCTACTGTCACTGCCTGAACAACAAAGAAGACAATTACTAGATGGTGATTGGGATATTAAAGAAGGTGCAGCCTTTACAGAGTTTGACAGAAACATACATGTAATTGAACCCTTTGACATTCCTAGTAATTGGGTAAAATTTAGAGCATGTGATTATGGGTACGGAAGTAAGTCTGGTGTAATTTGGTTTGCTGTATCTCCTGATGAAAAGTTAATTGTATATAGAGAATTATATGTAGGTAAAGTTCTTGCTACAGACTTAGCTGACATGGTATTAGAGTTAGAGGCAGGTGATGGAAACATTAAGTATGGAGTACTAGACTCTAGCTTGTGGCACAAACGTGGAGATACTGGACCTAGTTTAGCCGAACAAATGATTATAAAAGGTTGCAGATGGCGTCCTTCCGATAGATCAAAAGGCTCAAGAGTATCAGGAAAGAATGAAATACACAGACGTTTACAGGTAGATGAGTTTACAGAAGAACCTAGATTAGTATTTTTTGAAACATGTACAAATTTAATTTCGCAACTACCTGCATTACCTATAGATAAAAAGAATCCAGAAGATATTGATACACATTCAGAAGACCACTTGTATGATGCTCTAAGATATGGTATAATGTCAAGACCTCGTTTCAGTGTATTTGATTATGATCCTATGGGTAGACCGTCTACTGGTATGAGAGTAGCAGATGCAACATTTGGATATTAAGGAAAAATAAATGGCAGAAGATAACGAAGTATTTATTGAGGACGATGCAGTAGTTCTTGAGGATACAGATAACTCCATAGAAGAAGACGCAGATACATCTAAGATAATTCCATTTATTATGCAACGATATCATCGTGCAGAAGACTATCGTAGACAAGATGAGGAACGTTGGCTTAGAGCTTATCGTAACTATCGTGGTTTATATGGTCCTGATGTTCAGTTTACTGAAGCAGAAAAATCTCGTGTATTTATTAAGGTAACTAAAACAAAAACATTAGCTGCCTATGGACAGATAGTAGATGTACTATTTGCAAAGAATAATTTTCCTTTAACTGTTGATCCTACGGAACTTCCTGATGGGGTAGTTGATAATGTCTCTTTTGATCCTGCTATGCCTAAAGAATTACAAGAAGATGAAAGGGGCGATTCAGTATCGCCTTACGGCTTTAATGGTGACGGTAAAGAAATTCCTAAAGGCGCTACGTCTAAAACGTTAGAAGAGTTACTTAATCCTGAACTACGAGATAAACTAGAACCTATAGATAATATTAAAAAAGGAGCAGGTACTACACCTACATCTGTAACATTTAGTCCTGCTATGATTGCAGCAAAGAAAATGCAAAAGAAAATACAGGATCAGCTTGATGAGTCCTCTGCGTCTAAACATTTACGTAGCACTTCATTTGAAATGGCTTTGTTTGGTACTGGTGTTATGAAAGGACCGTTTGCTGTAGATAAAGAGTATCCTAGTTGGGATGACGAAACAGGTGAATACTCCCCCACATTTAAAACAATACCACAGGTATCACATGTATCTGTGTGGAACTTTTATCCTGATCCAGATGCTAATAATATAGAGGAAGCTCAGTACGTAATAGAACGGCATAAACTATCTCGTTCACAGATGCGTAATCTAAAGAAACGTCCTTACTTTCGATCAACAGTTATTGACGAGGCTATTGCACTTGGAGAAAATTATGATAAAGAATATTGGGAGAATGATTTAGCTGACTATGCTCCTGAACATGGTGTAGATAGATTTGAGGTATTTGAATACTGGGGTATGTGTGACGTAGAAATGTTACAAGACCAAGGTGTAGACATACCAAAAGAATTAACAGAGATGGATGAGCTACAGGCAAACGTATGGATTTGTAATGGTAAACTAATTCGTATGGTTCTTAATCCGTTTAAACCTTCTAAGATACCTTACATGGCTGCACCGTATGAGTTAAACCCATATAGTTTTTTTGGTGTAGGTATTGCTGAGAACATGGACGATACACAAACTCTAATGAATGGTTTTATGAGAATGGCTGTAGATAATGCAGTACTGTCAGGAAACTTATTAATAGAGGTAGATGAAACTAATTTAGTTCCAGGCCAAGACCTATCAGTGTATCCAGGCAAAGTCTTTAGGAGACAAGGTGGTGCTCCTGGGCAAGCTATCTTTGGCACTAAGTTTCCAAATGTTGCAGGTGAGAACTTACAATTATTTGATAAGGCACGAGTACTAGCTGACGAGTCAACTGGCTTTCCTTCATTTGCACATGGACAAACAGGTGTGCAAGGTGTAGGAAGAACAGCCAGTGGTATTAGTATGCTGATGGGTGCAGCTAGTGGCACAATTAAAAATGTTATTAAGAATGTAGACGATTATTTATTACGTCCACTAGGAGAGGGACTGTTTCAGTTTAACATGCAGTTTGACTTTGATCCTGAGATTAAGGGTGACTTAGAAGTTAAAGCACGTGGAACAGAATCCCTCATGGCTAATGAAGTACGTAGCCAAAGACTTATGCAGTTCTTGCAAGTATCTTCCAATCCTGCGCTTGCACCCTTTGCTAAGTTTCAATACATTATTCGTGAGATTGCAAAGTCTCTTGATCTTGATCCCGACAAGGTTACTAACAATATGAATGACGCTGCAATACAAGCAGAGCTTATGAAGCAGTTTCAACAAGAACAACAAGCAGAACAGGGTGCTCCTGCAGGGGCTAACCCAATGGATACGTCAGGAGCAGGTGGTGCAAACATTGGTGTAGGCCAAGCCCCACTACCGCAAGAACAAGGATTTAGTGGAAATGCAGGACAAGGAGCACCTCAACAAGCTCAAGGGGTTGGTCAACAACCACCTCCAGTGGCATAACTTTGAAGAGTATATAGATACTTTAATAGATCAACAACACAGACTAATGGAACAATCAGACAATGCTATTGCTATGCATAGAGCACAAGGTGCAGTATATCAACTACGTAGACTTAAACTACTAAGGGATGAGGTATTAAAAAATGTATGAAGAACAAATGGAACTATTTAACGAGGGTGGTTTAAAAGATGAGGGTGGTTCTGTAGACCCTGTATCTGGTAATGACGTACCTATTGGCTCTACTAAAAAAGAAGTACGTGACGATATACCTGCCATGTTAAGTGAAGGTGAGTTTGTTTTTCCTGCTGACGTAACACGTTTTATTGGTTTAGAAAAACTAATGCAACAACGACAAGAAGCTAAAATGGGACTTAAACAAATGGAAGCAATGGGTCAAATGGGCAATAGTGAAGAAGCTACTATGCCTGACGATTTACCATTTGGACCTGCTGACCTTGTTATTCTTGGTAGACCTGAAGAAGCTGAACCAAGAGAAATGTATAGTGGTGGTATGGTATATGCTGCTAATGGTACGTTTGCTACAGATATAAGTGGCACTCAACCTTCTATATATCAAGGTCAACCATTACCTGCTGCACCTACTGTACCTCCAAGTTCTGTAGCTCCCCCAACACCAACACCTGCACCTGCAGGTGGTTTTTTGCCTAAGTTTATAGGTCAACCAACTTCAACTACACCAAGTCCAACTATTCCAACTGCACCTACTACACCTACTACAGATGAACCTTTTGTTCCTACAGTTGGAGATGCAAATAAAAATGTAGAATATATTAATCCTGAAACTGGAGAACGTAGATTTTTTATGCATTATCAAGGTGAGCCTGTAGATCCTAATAGTATACCTGATGGATTTATACCTGTTGA